ATATATTCTCGTTCTTGTAATACTGAACATTGGGATGGATATAACCATCAACCAATAACAGTATTAGATGATTTGGGTCAGTCCTTAGGTGGACAGGATATTAAAGAATTCCAAACTTTGGTTTCTTGTAATCCATATGTCCTACCTATGGCCGACCTTCCGGAAAAGGGAAAATTATTCTCTTCTCCAATCATCATAGCAACGAGTAATTTGGTTTATGGTCAACCTCTTAATTGCATTTATGAAGATTCATGTGGAATTTTGGACGATGCCTCCTTTTGGAGACGTTTCCATATTCCATTATTTGTAGAATTTAAAAAACTCTATAAATTAAAGGAAGATCCTTGTTGGATCCGACCTAGTAATCTTCTAAATAGCAATCAGGGTTTTAACCAAAATCACGGTATATTAAACAAAGTTTACTTTCAAAAAAAACCAATGTTTCATAAAGAAACAGTAGAGTTAATTTCAGGTAAAAGATTTGTTTACAAACAAGATACTTGGGAAGAAATTCAAACAGAATCTCTCTCAAATATTTTGGATATATACCAAATTAGATCTGATTTTCATGATAACATAAGACGAACGTGGATTCAAACGATTAAATCTCAAATTGAAACACCTGAGTCTCAAATTGGTAAGGAATTTTACAAAAAGGAAATAAATCCTTTTCTTCCAACCAGTTTGGGCTTTGATGCTTCACCAGAGATTCGATCAAATACCTATTCAATAGAATTTGATGCATTTCCTCCTGTTGAGCCTCTACCTGTTAGAGTGGAACCAATTGTGGAACCACTTAAGGTGAGGACAATAACAGCTGGAGTAGCAGATTGTTTCTGTTTAAAACCCTTACAGCGAGCCATGTGGCAAGCTTTAGGGACAGAAAAACAATTCTGCTTAACGCACGGTACAAATAACCTTGAGCCAGCCATTGAAAGGATTTTCGAGAAGTCGAATCCTAACGATGTTTGGATCTCAGGTGATTATACCGCTGCAACAGATTCAATTCCTATAGAGGCTTCAAAAGCCCTTATGGAAGGTATTTTAGAATCCATAGATCATGAACCTACTAAGAGGTGGGCTATGAAGGAGATTTCTCCACATTTATTGGTTTATCCAGAAAGAACAGGTTTAAAACCCGTTCTTCAAAGATCTGGCCAATTAATGGGATCTCTCCTATCATTTCCACTCTTATGTTTACTGAATGATTGTACAGCTCAAGCATCAGGAGTACCAACCCATAAATATTTAATTAATGGTGATGATATCCTAATGCGAGCTGAACGGAATTCTTATCCTATTTGGAAAGAAAAAGTAAGCCAATTTGGTTTATCTCTTTCTTTAGGAAAGAATTATATTCATTCTGAATTCGGTACAGTTAATTCCCAATTAATTTATAAAGGGACTGTATTGAATTCAGGTAAACAACGAGTTCTTGATCGACGTTCAGAAGTTCTAGGAGAATGTTTGAGAGACTTGGAAATCATGATGAGTGAAACATCACCCCAATTTGTAAAGAAATTGTTTAAATCTATTAATAGATCGAAACTTTCTCGTACAGTTAGGGATATTGATGTTCCAGTCAGTCATGGTGGACTTGCACTTAATTGGGGGGATGTAGATAAACA